AAGTAGAGGTCTTGGAGTACTAAAGGCATCTGTTGGCACTGTGTTCAGCGGTGCATCAGCAAATAAAGCAAAACTATCTGGGGTAACTGGGTTGAGATATAATTCACCCAAAGTTTATACTTTTAATTTGAATAATACTAGATTTACCTGGTTATATTTTTTAAGTAATATTCCATATACTACTTCAAATCAAGTTACACTTGGTAACTTCAGTAGTTCTTTAGCCATAAATGGTGTAAGAACTATTACTGGTGTAGCAACACAAGGTCAATCCCATGTAAGAAAATTTCAGATAACAGGTGCCGCTCTAACCGGAAGTGCATCTAACCCCACAATTACAAGTGGATATTTACAGGGGGCATCATTATCCTCAAACAAATCTGAACAAACTCCACATTCAGTTGAAACAGATCCTATTTCTGGGAATATTATAGCAATATTATTTAATGATACAGGAACAACTTTCCCAACAGCAGAATCTGTTGGTGGAACGTTAACAAGATATTATACAACAACCACATACAAGGGAAGTGGCAATGAAGCATTAACTGTCTATTTTCAGGCTAAAAGTGGAACCTATTCAACCCCCAGAATGATATCAGGATCTAATCATTTAAGAGTAAAAAATGGATCCGGAGCAAGATATATAGCAGCCTCTATAAATGGTACGAGTTTAGGATCTTTATATTTTGAATCTGATCAAATTAGAGATTTTACAATACCAAGTCAAATTAATCCCAAGGACGAGGGCCTCCTAGGTGCAAATTATTTTACTGTATCATTAACAGTACCCAGAGTAGATAGTGGATTTGGTTGGTACGCTTCGATATATGAAACACAAATATCATATAGTTACAACCAATTAGAATAATGAGATACATTAAAGTAATTTCTAAACCATTAAAAGTTATTAAATTAAAAAAGTGGGAAGAATTAGTTATAGAAGCAATGAATATTACTCCATTCTTTACGTTTATTGATAAAAATACAAATACAAATTATTTGTTAGCCTATATTAGCGACGATGCACTACTTGATAACTTTAATGAAGATTACATTAGTTCTATGTTTATACAAGAATTAAATAAAAAAGAAGTTAAAAGAATCATAAATACACAGTCGCCAAATTTTATTTGTAAATTTAATAAATTTGGAGAAATCTTTATAAAAAAAATAAATATACATCATAATAACATCTACGATAATCCATATGAAAAACCATATAATTCATGGGTATGGAATTCTATTGAAAAAAAATGGCAAGCACCAGTTCCGCATCCAGTAGAAGGTGAAGGTTTGTTTATTTTAGATAAAGTATCTAGTAAATGGATTGAAAATCCTAATTATTTATTATATAATTGGAATGAAGAAAAAAATAGATGGCATTTTGTTGGTAATCAATACAATAAAGATAATATCGTGATATAATTATTATTTCATAAAAAGAGGAAAATATGAATGATTTAGATGTAAATATTTTAATTCAAACTTTTAACGAAAGATTGACTGCATTAACAACAGAAGTTGTCATTAAAGAAGCGACAATAAAACAGTTAAAAGCTGAAATGGAAAAAATGATGGAAGTTATTAGAACTCCTAAGACAATTAAAAAAGAAATAAATAAAGAAAAAATCAATGATTCAGAAGAGTTTAAGTGAGGATAAAACATGTCGGAAATAAATGAAGAAAAAAAAGAATTTGTAATTGAAATTAAAATCTCAGATGCAAATTTACAATACAGAAGTGACTTCAACGAAGCTGAAACAGTATTTTGGTTGGAGTCTGTTAAAGACTTGGTTATCAAAAACGCCTTTGATAAGGGTGATCTTCAGAAAAACAACTAGTTATAAAAACTAATTACTTTAAGTACTATTTTGTTAGACTTTTTAATTTGGAGAAAAAATGGCCGTATTAGACTTTTTGCCATTCAGGCAAATAAATCGATCCCCTAACAATGTCGTAGCTAAAGCTCTTGATTCTGAAGAAATTAAATCTTTGAGCAAGGTAATGAGGGTGGCTGCCCTAGCTCTTGGCTTTCAGGGCACTACCTATTATTACAATACTAGGGCAACTTTTGAACCTGCACCATACGATTTTGATCGTATCATGCAGGCAGCAGACACTGACTCATATGTAAAACAATCTCTTTTTAAATATAAAGAATTGTTTTGGAAAGAAGGTTGGAAGATAGCTGGAGAAAATCCAGAAGCTGTTGCATTTCTATATGAAAGAATAGATTTCATGGAAATGGCAATGAAAAGACCATTCCTAGACTTTCTTACTGAAATATCAGATCAACTATTTAAATACGCGAATGCCTTTGTAGTTAAAGCTCGTGGAGATATTTCTGAGTACTTTCCTCGAACCCTAAGCTCAATGAATGGTGGAGATCCAGTTGTGGGATATTATTTAATTCCCACTGAACAAGTCCGAATACTTAGGGATAAGTTTAATAGACCAAAATCTTATCAACAGGCTACCGATCCTTTGACATATTCTCCAACGGAAAGAGACCCAGTATGGACTGCGGACAGAGTTGTGCATATGCACATTGATAGAAAAACAGGACGTGCGTTTGGAACACCATTTTTAAGTTCTGTTCTTGATGACATTATTGCACTTCGTCAAATGGAAGAAGATATCCAAAACCTGGTTCATAGAGAACTTTTTCCTTTATATAAATATAAAATTGGTACACCAGAACAGCCAGCTGAGCCAGATGAAATAGATAAAGCTGCTAGCGAAATTGAGAATATGCGGGCAGAAGGTGGTTTAATTATTCCCCATAGGCACGATATTGATGTTGTTAATTCTGGAAAAGCCGGCCTGGATGCGTCTAAGTATTTGGATCATTTCAAAGAAAGAGTAGCAGTTGGTCTTGGAGTTGCTCCGCATCACTTGGGTATGACAATGAATGGCGGGAATAGATCAGTAACAGATAGATTAGATACTGCACTATATGATAAAATTAAACAATATCAAAAACTGTTTGCAGAAATGATCAGAGTTAATATATTTAACGAACTGTTACTTGAAGGTGGGTTTGATCCAATTACAAATCCTATGGATGATGGAATTTCAGATAGATGTTATTTTAAGTTTAATGAAATAGATGTTGACACTCAAGTTAAAAAAGAAACTCATATAATTCAAAAATATGTAAATAATATGATTGGACTTTCCGAGGCGAGAATTGAACTTGGAATAGATCCAGAATATGAAATTGACGACTTTTTTGCTAGTATTCAAGCTCAAGTTCAAATGGATATAGCTAAAAATCAAGCTGATTTGACAGCTCAAAATCAAATAAAAGATGTTTCAAAAGATGGAGATAAACAAAAATCTGCCACTAAGGGTCAAAGAAATATAAAAAATAATAGACGTGGACCAGGAAATTCTACGCGTCCGGCAAATCAACAGGGCAGAAATACTTCCCCAAATATCAGAAGATCTGATTTAGAATCATTATCTGTGATTGAAAAACTTCTTGAAAAAGACTATAATATAGTGTACATAGATGAGAGCAAGGAAAATGATAAATAATGTCTGTAGAAATTGAAATTAGTACAGAAGCCCTAAAAGCTTATGCCAGAACTAACGATGCGATTGAAGCATTTAATATGACGGTTGCCAATGGTCAAACTAGACTAGCTTTACAAGTTTTAGTTGATATCGTTAATGTATTAGTCGATAAAATCGAAGAACTTGAAGATAAAATTAATCTATCTACAAAAAATGATGTAATTGATTCTACGGTGGAAAAAGAAGAAATAAAAGTTGAAGAAATTAAATCTGAAACTAAAGTAGTCAAAGAAAAAACTGAAGATAAAACTCAAGTATGAAATTAATTATAGGTTGTCCAATTTATAAAAGAGATTGGATTCTTAATCATTGGATTAAATGTATTAAATCTCAGTCTCTTTCCACTGATCACATTGGATTTATATTTGAAACATCATCAGATGATGAGAAGACTCTGAATATTCTTGATGCATGGAGAAAGTATGATAAAACCATTCCGCACTTTGAAATTATTATTAGAGACGATATTTCTCATTTTCAACACGAAAACAACGGTCGTCAATGGACAATATCTAAATATGAAAATATGGTTAAGCTGCGAAATCATATTTTAGATAGAGTATCTGAAATAGAACCAGATTATTATTTCAGTCTTGATTCAGATATCCTGTTGGAAAATCCAAATACAGTAGAACTACTTATTGTTCACAATAAACAGGGGGCGGATGCAGTGAGTCCACTAATGTTTATGACACCAATTGGAAACAAATTTCCAAGTGTTATGACTTGGCGAGAGGATATTCCAAAAAAAGCATATAGAAAAGAATTCTATCCACTTGGTACATATTTTCAGTCCGATGTAATTATGGCAGCAAAAATGATGAATAAACAAATATATCAGAATGTTAGATATAGCATTCATGAACAGGGTGAAGATGTGGGTTGGTCCTTGAATTGTAAGTTGAAAAACTATAAACTTTTTTCTGCGTCATACATATATGCTCCACATATAATGTCAACAATAATGTATTCAGATTTCTTAAAAAACGGAGACAATAGATTAAAGGAGTATGAATTAGTATAAAACTATTTAAGGTTTGATAAATTCATATAAATTTGTTCAATGTCATAAAAATAAACTTACTATTAAAGCAGAATTACTTTATAAAGGAAAACAGAATGTCTTTTGATTTTGTAGAAAACTTTACAATCCAAATGCCCGATTTCAGTAAAATGAACTTAAATTTTTCTGAATCCTTTAATTCTAAGCATGGTCTAATAATTGAAGTGGCAGCAATACATGAGGGTTTAACTTCAAACTATAATAACTACTCAGCTGCCGAGCTAGAAAAAGCATTACAATCTTGGGTTGAACCTTATCCAAAGCCAATTATTTTAAATCACGATATGAATACCGAACCAATGGGTCGTGTTATTGCTGCAAAAATGGATAAAGAAAACGATGGCTCAATGTATGTTAGATTACAGATAGCTATCACTGATCCAATAGCAGCACAAAAAGTTTTAGACAAAAGGTATCTTACAGGATCAGTTGGAGGTAGAGCCGGTAAGGCAGTTTGTTCAATTACTGGAGATGATCTAGCTCGAGAGGATACTTCCGGAAGGCCACAAAATGCCAAATTTAAGCGTGGTCAAGTTTACAAGGGTAAACTGGCATATATTGATATGCAAGATATTTCTTTCAAAGAATATTCTTTTGTAAATCAACCAGCTGATCAAAAATCAGGAGTTCGTAACACAAAAATTGCATCTAGTTCATCCGAAGTAGCAAATTCTGATCATTGGATAGCCAGAAGTTCTGCATTTGTTTTAAGTATGGATAATGAAGACATATTTTCAATTAGTGAAAATAAGTCAATTCTAAAAGAAATGAAAAAGAAAGAATCCAAACCAATTTATCTGCACTTAAAAGGAGCTTTCTTGACTGCACTAGCCTTGCATGAAAGCGA